ATTTAATGTATCATATTTGTAAGAATGAAACAGAACCTTTTAATCTTATAAATATAGATCATCATCATGATATTAATTATAGAGATAGTTGGGATAAGCCTATCACAGAAGTTGATACTGGAAATTGGGTTAAACGTTTATTTGATATGAATAAGATTAATAGGTATGTATGGGTGGCTAATACTAATTCAGCTATGTATAATACAGAAAAATGTCCATATGAAGATAAAATTTCTGTAAATTTACTTAGAGAATATGATTTAGAGCAGCTTGCCGCAAATACAGATATGTTAGTATTTTGTTTTTCTCCAGAATGGATTCCTCCAGTATATAAACCATTGTTCTTAACTTGGCGAGCAATCGCGGAAGAAATAATGGATACTGATTATCTTATTATTGATAATAAAGATAATTTATGATATAATAAAAAGAAAAGGAAAAAATAATAATGCGAGGATATTTCGGCGTACATAATCATACAATGTACAGTAATCTAAGATTATTGGACAGTATAAATCGTCCAAAAGATTTAATAGACACAGCTATTCAATTAGGTTTGAGTGGTATTGCGATCACAGATCATGAAAGCCTGGGAGCGCATGTAGAAGTTAATAAGTATGCTGAAGAAATTTATAAATAGCATCCTGACTTTACAATCGCATTAGGTAATGAGATATATTTAATTGATGGCGAACGTGGTAATGATCAAAAAAAATATTATCATTTTATCTTGATTGCAAAAGATGCAATCGGACATAGAGCTTTAAGAGAACTTAGTTCTACAGCTTGGTATTATGGATATGAAAGTCGTAGACAAGAAAGAGTTCCAACTTTAAAGTCAGAATTAATAAATATTGTAGAACAGTATAAAGGACATCTTGTTGCGACTACAGCTTGTATTGGAGGAGAGCTTCCTTCATTACTTCTCCAAAAATGGAAAAGTCTTCCAAAAGAAGAGAATGATAATTTCATGAATTCTCTTTTGGTCGCCGATGTTGAAGAATATAATAAAAAGATAAATAATTTCTTAGCTTTAATGCTGAAATTATTTGATGAAGATTTTTATATAGAGTGTGCGCCAAGTGATAAACCAGATCAAATTCTTGCAAATCAGTTATTAAGAAAAGTAGCTGAAGAGTGGAATATTAAAATGGTCGTTGGAACAGACGCGCATTATTTAACTAAAGATCAGCGAGCAATTCATAAAGCATATTTAACTTCTAAAGAAGGTGAAAGAGAAGTCGATGAGTTTTATGAATTTGCAAGATTGATGGATAGTGATGAAGTAGAACAACTTTTAAATTTAAGTTTTCAAAATAAATCATTTGTTCAAGAAATTCTTGATAATACATTAGAGATTCAGAACAAAATAAAAAAATATAGTTTATTTCATAAACAGGATATCCCTGAAGTTCCAGTCAAAAATTATGAACCTTCTGCTTGGTGGGGAGTGAATAATGATTATGCAGATGATATGAAACATTCATATCCAACTCTGTGTAAATTGTTTACTTCAAAAGATCCTCAAGATAGATATTGGGTGAATGAAAACTGGAATAAACTTGATGAAATAAACAAAGGATGGGTACATGCCTGTGACACAGGAGATTATACCTATCTTGATAGATTGGAAGAAGAAGCAAGAGTTAAATCTATAATTAGTGAAAAGCTTGAAACAAATATGTTTCGTTATCCTAATACTCTTCAGCATTATATTGATTTAATCTGGGAGTGTGGATCAATGGTTGGTGCGGGACGTGGTTCTTCATGTGCGGCATTAAATCATTATCTTATGGGAATAACTCAGCTTGATCCGATTCAGTGGGATCTTCCATTCTTTAGATATTTGAATGAAGAACGTGTTGAATTAGGTGATATTGATATTGATATTTGTCCATCAAAACGTCCATTAATTCTTCAAAAGATTAAAGAGGAAAGAGGACAATGGCTTGAAACAGATCAGGAATGGGCAAAAGAAAATCTTGGTTGTACTTTGATAGCTACATATGGAACTGAAGGTTCAAGAAGTGCAGTATTGACAGCTTGCCGAGGATATAGAGGACCAGGAGCAGGATATACTGAATCAGGTCCTACTCGAGATATTGAAGAATGGGCAACTATTTATAAAGAAGGAATTGATGTTGATGATGCAAGATATATGTCATCATTGATTCCAGAAGAAAGAGGATTTACTTGGTCTATAAAAGAAGTTTATTATGGTGATAAAGAAAAAGAGCGCCGGCCAGTTGCCGCTTTCGTTAAAGAAGTAGACAAGTATCCTGGACTTTTGGAAATTATGCTTGCGATTGAAGGACTTGTAAATAAGAGAGGAAGTCATGCATCTGGAGTTATTTTGTTTAATGGAGATCCATTTGAACATAGTGCTTTTATGAAAACTCCGAATGGTGAAGTTATTACTCAATATGATTTGCATGATGCAGAGTATATGGGATTAACTAAGTATGATTTTCTTGTAACTGAAGTTCAGGATAAATTAGTTCAAGCAATTGAACTTATGCAATATGATGGTGTGTTACCAAGTAATTTATCGCTTAGAGAAATATATAATAAATATTTTCATCCGAATGTAATTCCGTTGGATGATGAAAAAATATGGGAAGCATTAAGTAATGTTTCCGTTATAAATACATTTCAGTTTGATAGTCCAGTTGGCGCGCAGGCAGCAAAAAAGATTCAGCCCCATACAGTTTTAGAGATGGCTGATGCGAATGGTTTGATGCGTTTGATGGGCGAAGAAGGCGAAATGCGACCACTTGATAAATATGTTCGTAATAAAAAGAATATAGATTTATGGTATAAGGAGATGGATAACTGGGGTTTAACGAAAGATGAACAGCGTTATCTTGAACCATATTTCCTAAAGTCATATGGTGTGCCGCCAAGCCAGGAACAGTTAATGACAATGCTTATGGATGAGCATATATGTAATTTCTCATTAGGGGAAGCAAATGCGGCTCGTAAGATTGTTGGTAAAAAGCAAATGAGTAAGATTCCAGAACTTCATCAAAAAGTTTTGGATAAGGCATCAAGTAAAAAATTAGGTGAATATGTGTGGAAATATGGGGCAGGGCCTCAGATGGGATATTCATTTAGTATTATCCATGCATTAGCTTATTCATTTATTGGTGTTCAGACATTATATATAGCAACACATTGGAATCCCATTTATTGGAATACAGCTTGTCTTATTGTTAATAGTGGAGCAACAGATCCAGAGAATGGTGGGCAAACAGATTATTCTAAGATAGCAAAAGCTATGGGTGAAATTATTGAAGCAGGAATTAATATGAGTCTTGTTAATATTAATTCTTCTGATTATGGTTTCTTACCAGATGCAAAGAATAATAGAATATTATATGGAATGAAAGCAATGCTTAATATCAATGATGATTTGATTGAAGCAACAATAAAAAATCGTCCATATAGTTCACCTAAAGATTATTATCAAAGAGTTAAACCGAAGAAACCTGCAATGATTTCTTTGATTAAAGGTGGAGCTTTTGATGATATGATGGATCGAAAGCAATGCATGGCATGGTTTATATATGAAACTTGTGATAAAAAGAGTAGATTAACTCTTCAAAATCTTCCAACATTAATGAAGAGAAATATGTTGCCAGTTGATACAGATGAACGTAAAATGGCGAAAAGAATTTATGAATTTACTCGTTATTTAAAAGCAAAGTGTAGAAAAACTGCAGCAGATCCAATTTATAAACTTGATGATAGAGCAATGAATTTCTTAGCAGAAATTAATTTTGATTATAATTATAGAAATCCATATGAATTAGATGCAAAAGTATGGGATAAATATTATCAAGGATGGATGGATGTTTTTAGAGAATGGATTAAAGCTGGTTCAGAACAAATTCTTCAAACTCTAAATGATGAAATCTTTTTAGATGATTGGAAAAAATATGCAAATGGTAATTTATCTCATTGGGAAATGGAAGCGTTATGTTTCTATTATCATGAGCATGAGTTAGCACATCTGAATAAAGGAAAGTATGGAATTGTAGATTTTAAAGATCTTAAACCATATCCAGTAGTTGAAGAAGTATGGCATCGTGGCGGCAAAAATATAAACATCTTTAAATTGAATAAAATTTGTGGAACTTGTATTGCAAAAAATAAAGTAAAGAGTACAGTTAGTTTATTAACAACTTCAGGAGTTGTAACTGTCAAATTTAGAAAAGAATATTTTGCATTATTTGATAAACAGATTTCTCAAAAAGGTGCCGATGGAGTTAAGCATGTGGTTGAAAAATCATGGTTTAATCGAGGAAGTATGATTGTCGTTATGGGAATTAGATCTGAAGATAATTTCGTAGCAAAGAAATATGCAAGCTCAAGTGGTCATCAGCTATATCGAATTGAAAGTATTGATGAAAATGGAGATATTATTCTTCAAACCGAAAGAGCAAAAGGATTCGCAGAGGATGAATAATGTATAAGATAATTGCAATTATTGGCGAAGCGGGTTCTGGTAAAGATACATTGATGAATAAAGTTATATATGAGGCCGGAGCAGTGCCGGTCTCAATTTTTCATACTTTAATATCATGTACTACAAGACCGCCAAGAGATTATGAAAAAAATGGAGTTAATTATCACTTTTTAACTAATGAAGAATTTGCTGCACGAGTTTTAAAAAATGATTTTCTTGAAGTTTCAGAATTTAATAATTGGTTTTACGGCACAGCAAAATCTGAATTAGATCCAAATAAAATAAATATTGCAGTATTGAATCCAGAAGGAATAGAAAATATTCTCCTTCATGATGATATTCAATTAAAGGTATTTTATCTTGACGTAAAAGGAAAAACAAGATTAATTAGACAATTACAAAGAGAAGAGAATCCTGATATTCCAGAAATCTATAGAAGATATATGGCAGATGATGAAGATTTTAATTATTTGCCTTTTGAATATGAAACTTTAAAAAATGAAAATAATGTTGACTTTGAGAAGAGTTGGATGCGGGTTCTGGAGTTTGCGAGGAATTGGACGGCAAACGATAAATAATATATAGAAAAGACCATATATAGTATGGCCCTAAAAATATTTTAGAATATATAGTGGAGGTTTATATGTCTATTCAAATTATAAAAAGAAATGGCGATATAGTAGAATTTGATAAATAGAAAATCGTAAATGCTATTAATAATGCCTTCCTTGAAGTAGATGGAATATTATATGAAACTGATACTGCAACAGATATTGCTGATGAAGTAGAATCTATTGCTAAAGTTTTATTTAATAATCCAAAAGCAGAAATGCTTAATGTTGAACGTATTCAAGATCTCGTAGAAGATTATCTTATGAGATCTGAGCGCCGTGATGTGGCGCGCGCCTATATTAGATATAGATATAGAAAAGAAGTAGCAAGAGCAACTTCAAGTACATTCTTTGATGCTATTGGAGAAAAACTTACTGCATCTAATGTACAAAATCAAAATGCAAATGTTGATGAGAAATCATTCGGTGGCCGCATGGGTGAAGCTACTGGAGTTATGACTCGTCAATACGCGCTTGATAATTTGATTTCTCCTAAACATGCAAAGAATCATTTAAATAATAGAATTTATATTCATGATCTTGATGCATATGCAGTTGGTATGCATAACTGTTTGAGTATTCCATTTGACGATCTTCTTGCTAATGGATTTAAGACAAGACAAACAGATGTGCGGCCGGCCGGTTCTGTCAATACAGCTTTTCAGCTTGTTGCGGTTATTTTCCAACTTCAAAGTTTACAGCAGTTCGGTGGCGTAAGTGCTACACATCTTGATTGGACTATGGTTCCATATGTTCGTAAATCTTTCTTTAAACATTTTAAAGATGGATTAAAATGGTGTGAAGAAGTTTCTGGAAACTGGATTATGGAATTTCTTGAGCAAGAAGATATTACTCAAATTAGCATTGAAGATGATATTTATATGAAACATAAGAAAGCCTTTAATTATGCTTGTGAGATGACTGAAAAAGAAGTGCATCAAGCAGTTGAAGGTATGTATCATAATCTTAATACTCTACAAAGTAGAAGTGGTAATCAATTACCATTTACTTCTATTAATTATGGAACTTGTACACTTGCCGAAGGAAGATTAGTTACTTCAGAACTTTTGAAAGTATCTATTGAAGGTCTTGGAAGTAAACATCTTACAAGTATCTTCCCTTGTGGTATTTTCCAATGTATGAAAGGAGTTAACCGTGTACCAGGAGACCCAAACTACGATTTATTCAGATTAGCTCTACAGTCTACCGCCAAGAGATTGTATCCGAACTACGCCAACGTGGATTGGAGCAACAATGCCGGATACGATGTGGGGGACCCCAGAACGTATTTCTCAACTATGGGGTGTAGAACGGCTAATGGATTAGACATCAATGGGCTAGGGCAGCTCAAGGATGGACGAGGTAATATATGTCCTGTCACTATCATAATGCCGACTTTAGCTATGGAAGCTATGGAAATGGCTAATGATGTATATGCTTGTGACGCTAAAGGAAATAAACTTTTAAAACTCGATGGCAAAGATCCAATTGAATGCTTTATGGAAATTTTAGATGAAGCAATTCATGATGCAAAAGATGAGCTATTGGAAAGATTTGAACACATATGTGCGCAATCTCCAAGTGCAGCTAAATTTATGTGGGAAAATAAAACAATGGCAGGATATATTCCAGAAGAAGGAATTAGAAGTGCTATGAAGCATGGTACTATTGTTATTGGACAATTAGGACTTGCCGAAACCCTTCAAATTCTTATTGGTAAAGATCATACTACTGAAGAAGGTATGGTTCTTGCTAAACGTATTGAAACGTTATTTAAGAAACGTTGTGCTGAATTTAAAGAACAATATAAATTAAACTTTGGAGTTTATTATACTCCTGCAGAAAATCTTTGTTATACAGCTATGAAGAAATTCAGATTGAAATATGGAACTATTCCAAATGTTTCAGATCATGATTTCTTTACTAATAGTATGCATGTTCCTGTATGGCATCAACTTAGTCCTTTTGATAAAATTGATATTGAAAGTCAATTAACAGGATATAGTAATGCCGGATGTATTACTTATGTAGAACTTGAAGAAAGTGTATGGAAGAATATTGATGCACTTGAAATTCTTGTTAATTATGCTATGGATAAAGATATTCCATATTTTGCAATTAATGTACCAAATGATAAATGCCTTGATTGTGGATATGAAGGAGAATTCAATGATTTCTGTCCCGAATGTGGTAGCCGCAATATTCAACAATTAAGAAGAGTTACTGGTTATCTTACTGGTAATTATACTACAGCATTTAATCTTGGTAAGCAAGATGAAGTTCATAACAGAGTAAAACATACGGGGTATATGGAACAATGATAAAAAGTATTTTAGCTGGAATAGCTATAGCAATAGGAGCTTATATAAATTTAAAAGTTGGAGGAATTGCTGGTGCAGTTTTGTTTTCTGTAGGCTTATTTCTCGTTTGTAATTTTAAATTAAATTTATATACAGGTAAAGTTGGTTACACAGGTATTATAAAAAATTTACTAATTTTGTTAGGAAACCTTATTGGGTCTTTATTCTTATATTTTTATCCAACAGAAAAAGCAGTAGAATTAATATAGAATAAATTAAATACTCCTTTATATATATCTTTCTTTAATGCTGTCATATGCGGCATCCTCATTTATGCGGCCGTTGAAGCGTTTAAACATAAGAAGGATTATATGATTTTGGTATGCGTGCCGGCTTTTATCTTGTTTGGCGCTGAACACTGCGTTGCTGATATGTGTTATGCGGCTTCGGCTCACATCTGTTCTTGGCAATTAGTTTTATTTTTAGTAATTATAATACTTGGTAATTCAATAGGCTCCTTATTATTTAGATATTTTACTAAAGGAGATATAGACTCATGCGCTATGCGGGAATGATTAAAAATGATTTTTCTGCCGCTCCTGGAGTTTGTGTTTCATTTTTTACACAAGGCTGCCCTCATCATTGTGAGGGCTGCCACAATCCAGAAACCTGGGATCCAGAAGGCGGTTATGAATTTACTAGTGATACACTTAATAATTTAATAAAGGCTCTTGAAGCTAATCATATACATAGAGATTTATGTATTATGGGTGGGGAGCCACTTTGTCCTGATAATCAATTTCTTACTTTAATGATCGTAAATGAAATTAAAGAAAAACTTCCTAAAACTAAAATTTATTTATGGACTGGATATACTCTAGATGAATTAAAAAAGAGTAGTAATGTTCAACGCATTAAACAAATTTTAAACAAATGTGAAATGATAATTGATGGACGTTTTATTGAATCAGAACGAGACATTACTCTTTATATGAGAGGATCTTCAAATCAAAATATTATTAAATGTGAAGATATTGATTGGGATGATGTTGACATTAACTAAAAAATATGTTATTATATTTATAAAGAAAGGAAATGAATATGGTAACAGTAGAAGATAAAAAGACTTTAGAAGCATTAAAAATTCATGAAGATGGTGAAGTTTTTTATGTGAAAGATGAAAATAAGATTTATGTTTGGAAAGATGAAGATAAATCTTATAAAGAAGTAGATCAAAAAATGATTTCTGAAGGTGGATTAAAAATGAACCTTTATGAAATTAATAAAAGTATTATTTCACAAATGGATCCTCTTGATGATACAAAATTAAATGATCTTAAAGAGATGATAGATAGTTTATATTTTAAAGAATATTATTTGCTTTATGGACGAGAAATAAATTATTTTACTTTATTTGTAAAGAATGGGTATGAAAGTAATGAAACTATTGGTGATGTTCTTATTTCTTGTTTAAAGAGTTTTGATAAAGTATATTCTTATGAAAAGATGAAGGATGATACTTTAGAAATTTGGGTAAATGATAAAGATGTTGTAACTGTTCTTTATCTCTTTGATTATACGAGTGGAGTAGTTTATTATGACTAAAATAGTATGTAATATAGATCCTGGTTTAGGATTATAGCATGTTTACTACTTTGAAAATGATAAACAAGTTAGTGAAGAAAGTATTGCTTTTTCTGATTTAGTAAATTATTTAGTAGCAACATGTTATTAGGATAATATTTATAATATACATTTATTTGGGAACTGGAAATATTTAGAAGGAATTGTAGAATAGATTTCTATTGAAGAATAGACTAAATATAGTACGCATAAAATTTTATTAGAGGTAAATTAAAATGGTACAACCGCCTAAAATTCAAGTAAGTATTTATATTAATCAAGATCAAACAAAAGCAAAATTTGTATATGATAATAAAGAAGAAATTTACAAAATAGAAAATATGATTAATCATATATTTTATTTATATGATAATAAAAATTATTCTGTTATATCTATTATTTATAATGACGGAAAATTTTTAATGGAAATAAATAAAGAGATTAAAAATCAAAATACACAAAATCGACCTCTTTTAATAGGTTTAACAATACCAGAAGATTCAAAGGAGTTATGGGTAGAATGAGATATTTATTAAATGTAGTAAACACTTATAGAGTTCCAACAGTAGAAGATGCATTAGCTCTTAGAGAAGAACTTCAAGAAACACCGGGATGTGAACTTGTTAATTTTCAATATACAACAAAATATATTAAAGCTAAAGGCGAAATTATTGAAGAATATCAAGTTGTAAAAGCTAAACTTCAATTTAATGAAGAAAAAGAACCTGAACAAGAAGTTATTCCAAATTATGAGGTGAGTTTCTAATGAGTAATCATGCATTTTTTGAAAAGGTAAGTCGATTTAAAGATGTTGAAATAGAGATGCCAGCGCGCAAAACAATGTATAGTGCCGGATATGATTTTGTAGTAGCTGAAGATGTAGTAGTGCCGCCATATGAAGTTCTGAAAGATGAAATTGCATATTATATTGAGCATGATCTTCAAGAAAGTATTGACGATCCAATTGGTCTTGATACGATGGCGGCAATTACTAAAAAGCTTCAGACTAAACCTACACTCGTTTCTACTGGAATGAAATGTTTTTTGCCGAATGATGAATATTTGGAATTGAGCGTAAGAAGTTCTTGCCCTCTTAAAAATTGGTTAATTTTGGCAAATAGTGTAGGAATTATTGATGCCGATTATTATAATAATCCAGATAATGAAGGAGAAATTTTCTTTCAAGTGATTAATTTGTCACCAGTGCCGATTTATTTAAAACGTGGTGATAGAATTGGACAAGGAATTATCAAACATTATGATAGAACTGGTGATGATAAAGTAACCAGTATTCGTAGTGGTGGTATGGGTTCTACTGGTGCATAAACTTCTTGCTTTAGATCAGGCATCAAGAACTACAGGTTGGGCATATTTTGAAGATGATTAGTTAAAAGAACATGGAAAATTTACAGCAGATTAGGCTGACATTGGAGAAAGACTTTTTTATATCAAAAACAAAGTAAATAATTTGATTTCTAAATATGAAATTGATGAAGTGGTTTTTGAAGATATTCAATTCCAAAAGTCAGTAAATGGTGTATCTGTGCCGGAAAATGTAAAAACATTTAAAACATTGGCTATGGTATTTGGAATTGTTTATGAATTATGTGTTGAGTTGTAGATGCCGCGTACGGCAGTACTTGCCGCAACATGGAAAAGCAAACTTGGCATCAAAGGCGTACATAGAACTGATTAGAAAAAAGATGCTCAACGATTTGTAAAAGAAATATATGGAATTAAATGTTCACAAGATGAATGCGATGCGATTTGTATTGGAACTTATATAATATAGAATGGTATTATAATTGAAGAAGATCATGATTGGTCATAAAAAAATGGAGGAATAAAATTCCTCCATTTATTTTTTTATAGTTATAGAATCCTAAAGAGCTTCTTCAATTACCTAATTAAATTTTATTCTTGAATTCTAATCTTTTGTGAAATCTGGTAAATCTTTTAATAAAAATAATTTTGCTGTTTTTAAATAACATATATCTCCCTAATTAACAAATGCTGCTGGAGAGCCATTAGGATCAACTAATTTTAATCCCATTTGTAAAGAATTTAATATCTCATTTTTATTTCCTTTATGAATTGCTGAAGGGTTATGAGCTGATATGGGTTCTCCAAAATTTTTTCCAAAACTAACCAAGTGATTTGAATTATTGGGCTCTTCCCAGTCCAAATGATAAACATTTTGGTTATAGTCTATTTGATATATAATTAAAATTTTTTTCCATTTATTTTGATCTGTATAAAATCCATAATTATCAAAATGAAGCCAATATCTTCTGCCATTTCCTGTTGTTTTCCCTTCATATACACAAATAAGATAATTATATAAAGAAGAAGATGATGGAAGAGGTATAGCTGTAAAATCATGACTAGAATATATTCTCCAATCAAAACTTAATCCTTTATTAAATACAGCATTTGTTTTTTCAATTTTAATTACATCTTTATAACCATCAATATCAACTAAACTCATATTAATACCATAATTTATTGTCGAATTACTAGAACTTCCAGTTAAGTGCCAATTCATTTCAATTTCTAAAGGGGTTGGAAATGTTATACTACTCCAAGATATTAAAGCATTAAAGTAATTAGTTGAAACTGGATTTATTAAATGTAAAGAATCTTTATAAACTATTCCTGCAATATCAATAACATTTGAATATGATTCAAATGATGATTCTATTTCAATTAATTCTTTTGTTTTAAATAAAGAAGAATACATTGAAGTTGGAGTTTCAGTTTCAATTAATTCATTCTAAACTAATAAATCTCCTTTATTAGTAAATTGATTTTTTATATTACTTCCCTAATTTTCTCTTAATTCTCCAGTAATCCAAGTAGTTCCATAATGTGCACTATCAATTAAGTCTTCATAAAAACTTTTCGGTAATATGGTATTATAAATTCTTAAATCAGAATATGCAATCCCCTAATAATGATTTATTCCTAATTGAGAATTTAATGTAAAATATACATATTGTCCTGACCAATTAAGAGAAATAGTTTCCTATTTATCAACTTCCCATTTTTTATTAGTTATATCATAACAATAAGTATGACAATTTATATTTTTATTATTATACTAATAAGTTCCTCCTACTAAATATAAAGTATTATGATAAGGATTGTGATTCATTGCACCAAGAGGATTTCCAGGACTTTTTATTGGAAAACCATTTGTAGGCGATGAAGTATCATCTAATCGAGTATACTATAAATGAGAAGAAACTTTAAAATAACTACAATATCCTTTAGTATAAGGCTAAAAAAGATAATTTCCTATGCAAAATTCAGGATATATTGTATAATGCTTATCATAAACTTCTTTTCCTAAATTAGAACTAAAGCTTACAGAGGATAGATCTTTTATATACATAAAAGCACTCCAACTAAAATTTTTACTACTAGAAGAACTAAAATAACTTCCTACACAAAAAAAAACATTATCAGTTGCAACGCCAGAACATGAAGCACCATCTCCAGAAGAATTATTATAAAATGTTGCTGTAGGAAAACTTTTAGCCGCAGGACAAAACATTTTTCCATATGGAGATCCCGGAACTGAAATAGTCTATAGGGCTGATTCAGGATATTCATACCAAGTTCTACACGAAAAATCTGAACCATTTTTTGTTCCAACAGCTTGTTGCCATTCTTTAGTTTGATCTAAAGCTCTTACCCATCCATAATTAATTGAAGAATTAAGAAGACCATCTCTAATATCAAAAAGTCCAGGTTTATTTAAAGTTAAATGATATATTAAATTATTATTATATGTTGATATCGCCATTTATTTTTTCCTCAATTTTTAAAAGTCTTTTTTCATGATTTTGCCATCCCTACCAAAGTAATGGAGTCAGCTAAGAATAATCAATAGAATAAATAACATCATCTTCATTTTTTATTTTAATTAAATCATGGTTTACTAATAAACTATTATCTTTTTTATTTACATAACTTAAAAAAGGAGTATTTGTAATATTACATTTTATTAAATTCTCTTTTAAATCTTGAGCTATTATCCCCATCTAAAGATCATATTTTTTTTCTTTAATATCTGCTATATAATTAAACTATTTTATAGGAGTATTTTTTAAAATATAGACAGTATTTTTCTCATTTAAATCTTGAATATTTGTTTTTAATCTTTTATCTGAAGTTGTATTTACTGTACATTTTCCTGTACTTAAAGAAAAATAAAATGGTCTTAATGAATTCCAAGTCCCAGAAAGAGCAGATCCTGAATTTGTTAATAAAAAATAAAAATTAGAATTATCATTTCTTAAAATAACCCCATAAGATCCATAAGCTAATCGGAATCCATTAGCATAAGTAGAAATTATTTCATTATTTCCTTTTATAATTCCTGACCCTGTAATAGAAGTGCTAACACTCAAAGAGCCTGATATCGTTGTAGATTTTAATTGTGCCAATTATTTTTCCTCCCATTTTTTAAATAAAATTATTTTTTATTCCAATTTACCTATTTTTCAATTTCTTTAGTAATATAAGTATTTAAATCTCCATAAATCTAACTAAGATATTTCTACCCTTCTTCTCCTAATATAGTTAAAATAGCATTTTTAGTTCTCTCAAAAGCCTCTTTCTAAGCTTCTGGAGTAAAAGCATTTTTATCTTTTAAACTATTTACATATGTCTAATTAGTTGCAATTACACATGTTTCAATAGTGCTACCCAGCATATCAATATATCTTTTCTTTATTTCATTTTCTTCTTTATTGATTAAATCCTATTTTTTAATATTTAACCATTCAATGAAATATTTTGTTAATATTCCTAACATGGGGATAACACAAACAGTAAAAATTTCTTGTAATAATTTTAACCAATCCATTATTTGCTCTCCTTTATAGCTATATTTCTTTAATAAAAAATTTTTTACTAAAGTTTTATTTTGAGATTTAAATGTATTCTAAAGATTTAATAGTATAAATTTTATATCATTTAATTCCAATAGCAGAATTAATCTGCTATTGGAATATCTAAAATTTTAATTCTTTTTTTTTCTCTTTAATTATACTAAAAAACTTAATCAAAGTAAAATTTAATACAATCAGTTTCTGCAACTATTCTTGCTCTATTAGTAGTCTAACCATCTGCATATAAATGAATATAAGGATTAGTAGCACTATAAAGAGCAAGTCCACCATCTCTATATAAAATAGAATATGCTGTTGAAGTGGTTGAATCTCCAACTCGAATAGGCAAAGTTGCATAAATATGTCCACTAGAAGGCACCTATAAAGTAGATCTCCATATTGGGGCTGCATTAGTTCCTGCGCCGACAAGAACATAATTCGCGCTACCCCCTGCAGTAGGTCCATAAATTGTAGTACTACTTGTATAACTATGACTATTATTTATAGAAGGTAATCCATAATAAACATCTCTTTCAGTAACAAATTTTGTACTTGAAGAAGATAAAGCACTTGCGCTGCTACTATCAGAAATAGCTTTTGAAATAAGATTTTTATTTGAATCTGTTACTACTGCATTACTTGCAGTTAATGTAGAAACATTTACTCCTCCATTAAAAGTTGCCTTTCCACTAAAAGTAGATGTTGAGCTTGCAGTAAAAGCTCCAGTAATAGTGGCTGTAGATTTTGCTGAAAAAGTTCCATTTATAGTGGAATTACCATTTATAGTAGAATTACCACTTATATATTCTGTTCCACTAACATATAAATTATAACTAGGTTCTGTAGTAAGATTTACACCAATTTTACTACTATTAATATAATGTCCACTTGCTGTTAAAGTAGTACTTGCTGATGCATAATATATTCTATTTGTTGTTAATGAAGTTAATCCAGTACCGCCACCAGCTACTCCTAAAGTAGATGCTAAAGCAGTGGCTTTTCCACTAAATACTCCAGAACTGTCAATTGTCCAAAGAACATTACCATTATCTTCATCAAAATAAACTAAACTATAACTATCACAAGGAGACCACATGGTAATATAATCACCATTAAATTGAATCCCTGACGATTCTTCAGATTTCTATCCAATAATAAGTCCAGATTTAGAACTATATTCTGGTGTCTATGTTGTATTAGTTGAAAATCCTGCATTTTTAATAGTATCAAAAGTAATATAATTATAATTACTTGTTGATTTAATTTTAGCATTTGCAGTAAAATCTCCATTTATTGTAGCTGTACTACTTATATATTCTGTACCACTAACATATAAGTTATAACTTGGCTCACTAGTTAAATTCACACCAATTTTAGTTGAACTTGCGTAATGTCCAGTTTCTGCAAAACTATTAGTATTTGCGGAATAATACAATCTATTTGCTGTATAAGTGATCGCAGTAGCGCGTCCATTTGCAGCAATATATACTGGTTGTGTAGTTCCACCAACCGCACTCGTTCCTGCCGCAGTAACAGCATAACCATTCCCACTATAATTAGGAATATAAAAATAATTATTATTTCCAGTTCCATTAACTGCAATCTATGTATAATTTGTACCACTACCATAAAGAGCGATCCACCCTTGTGAATTTCCTGCAGTACCACTTGCAGTTGCATTACCAATCCATAATTCCGTCCATTGAGTACCAGAATTGCTTGTACTAACATTAGAACTAACACTTAAACTATCATGATGTCTTAATGTTGCATTACCACTTGTACTTGCTCCTGGAGTTGCCTAAAATTCAAGATAATGTCTTGAACTTGGTACAACAGCTGAACTATACACTGTACTTGCGCTTGAAGCATTACCAGCAAGAGCACCATTAAATGTAACGCTATTATTTGTATCAACTCTAAATACAGCTTTAGCGGAACCTGTTCCATGTGCAGGAACCCAAATACCTCGGTCTCCAGTAGTTGAAGCAACTGAGTACATATACATACTTCCTGCCCCAGATCTAACTCCTACATCTCTCTCGGCTGCGGTATCTCCATTTGTACCTGCCCAAATATTTCCAGAAGGAATATCAAAAGAACTTCCTTCCCATTTCATTGATCCTCCACCAGTAAGAGATAATTCTTTATAGGTACTTCCATTCCAAGTTCTTAAATGAGCAGTTATTGCTGAAGTTCCCTAATTACTTGACGGATAAAAATGAATATATGTATTTGCTGAATCGCCATATTTATAAGTATAATAATGACTTGGGAAATGTATAGATCTATTACTTTCTATTGCCGCACTAATTGCATTAGTTCCACTATAGAAAGCTAATGTATTAGTAGTGCCAGAATTAACTGTTGCACTTAATCCATATGCGGTTGCCGCAGGAGCGCCTTGATTCCACCAAATAGGCTAAACTGTAGATCCATATGTATCTTTGTCTCCAATATATAATTTAGCCCAACGATTACCAGAAGCACCAAGATTTTGAGCATTATCATTTGCAGCTTCAGCTTTAACTGGAATTACATGACCACCAGTTGTCACTTGGAAACCAATACGATTAGCTACAGCATTTGCATTAGCTTCAACATTAATAACTCCATCTGAAGTAATCCACATAGTTTCACTAGTATTATTTTTTACAACAGAACTATATAAACCATCTGGAGATTCTCCTGCCCCAATAATCATGTTACTATGAGAAGCAATTACCATATTAGCACCATATGCGGCGTTATCATGATCATTATGTACATGGATATGAGCTGTATATCTACTGCTTGTTTGATCTGTATCATATGTTTCAAAATCAATGCCAGCAGGTAAATCTTGATCTTTGGTTCCTTCTCTATATAATTTTAATATATTATTATATCTGCCATCTCGATTTCCTAATGGATTGGCAACTGTAGCTACTGTAGTAGTTAATGAACTTGTTGAAGAAATATTTAACTACCATTCATAACCCCAATTAGTATCTGCTGAATTATGACCTATAATTATATCTGTAATAACAATTTTTGGATAATACCATTTAGTATCTGTTTCTCCTATAGTTACTACATTTACAAGTCCATTATTTCCCCATCTGACTGTTAAATTTGCATTTGGTCCATAACCTTCACTATAACTTTTACAATCATTTGCATACCAACCAGTTGATCCATATGCGTATCCATGAATAGTATAAATAGCATCAGTATCATAAGCAGATCCATTATTATAAGTATACACATGAACTTTAAAGCTCATCATTGTATTTTTATTATTACCTAGCATTGGCAATAAAATATTTAATTGACCAGTAATAGGATTTCCACCATTATTATAATAACCTCCTGTTGGGAAAGCTATATAATTAGATTCTGCCGCAAGACCTTTAAAAGTAGCAATACCACGAGAGCTTAAAGATCCTGCCATGCCGGTTGCCGAATTTGTATTATATTGTTTCCAAATCCAACCACGTTGGCTTGCTATATTCATAGTAAAATATGTTGCCCAATCTCCTTGAACATCACCAAATTTACCAAGATTACTAGTCTGTGCAAAAGCAATACCATATTCAGGTGTTGCTGTTTTATGTCCACCGTATAATGATAAACCTAATCCAGTACCATTAGTCTGAGCAATACCAATACCATTAGCAGAAGAAGTACCCGCTGTAATACCGCCCTAAAAAGTTTTTAAGCCAGCCATTGTTTGCGCTCCAGTAGTAACAATACCTGAAGCACTTGCTGATGCACTTGGAATTGCTGCGCTTGTTTTGGTTACACCAGCAAAACTAATATTGGCTTTTGGCCCTTCCGTTGTGCCGGCCGTCCATGCTGCCCAACTAGTATTATTTGTATCAGCTATTGTATAACTACTTGCCCCAATTTGGTGTTTAATGCCCAAACTATCTGGAGCTTGTAACCAAAGTTGGTCTGTCGCATCATTACCAACACCTATTACAAATCGACCTAATTCGCCAGATGTTGCAAGTGTAGGTGCTGTGCCTTCTGCTGTAGCTGTTACTCCTCGCGGATTATATTGAATAAATGCTCTATCAGATCCACTATTAATATTACTACCAATACCAAGATCTGACATAAATAAAATACCACTTAGACCGTTAGTGCTATTACCATGTAAAACAATACTATTATCGTCTGCATGATAACCACCACCACTATAAGCATAACCGGCGGCAGATCCAGACATCATTGAACGTCCAAAAATATGAATTGCATCACCAGGATTTGGACTCCAATCACTATGCATTTTACCTTTTTCCATTTTCGGCAATGCATAATATACTGTTACTCCTGGATGTTCATCTCTCATAACTCTAGCAATAATAATATTTGCTTTATTACTAATTGAACTATTTGTTTTCCAAGTAATCCAATAACGTTTCCAAGAGGTACTTAATGTAGATATAATTTGCCCATCAGCGGCTGAGGTTATATGACCATCAGAATTATATCCTTCTTTAGTAATACTACTATAAAAATAACTATGTATTTTAACTCCATTTGTTGAAGCTTTTGCCCAGAATGATAAAGTATAATATGTATTTGGTTCTGGAGTAAAAATACTATTTCTTGATAAGTCCATATAAGAGGTTGATGAGCCTGAAGCTGGAGAAGCTCCATATCGAACCGCACACCAAGGGAATGGTGCATCAGCTTGCCAAGCCTTACTTCCACTCCAGTTATCAAGATATTGAGTTTCTGGAAGAATATTCATTCCACCAATTTCAATTTCTTCCATCATATTGTGGCTATCAAGAATTGTACGCCAAGGTCCCCAAGCACTTACACCACTTCTATGATACAAATTACCATCATAATTTTCAGCAGTTTGAGAAGTATTATCACTATTAAAACTTATTTGATGAGAAGCATAACTACCAGCAGTCCAGCCAGTAAGATGCATAATACTTGACCAAGTAGTAGATCTACCAGTTGCAGCCTCACCGCTTTTAAAATAAAATTGAAGATTATTTGCTCCAAAAGTAGAAGGAATCACATCAACATTTCTTAAATCATGAATATAAAGACCTTTATTTTCCGGGGCTGATGATTGAGTACTAGTACCCATTTTTAAAAGTCCTTCTGTAAGAACAGTACCTCTTAAATGAGAACCGCCCATTACAGATAATTCATAACTATTTTCTGGTGCCGAATTAATACCTAATCTAGGATGGATACTAAAACCCTATGGTTGAGTTGAAGTTGAATGCCAATAACCTTGAAGTCTAGTAGTTGCACCAGTAGAATTTCCATGACTAATATAAAAATTAGAATATGTTAATGATCCTCCTGCTGTCGTAGCATCTGCAGGATTAGATAAAGTTCCAATCCACCAAACTCCATTTCCAGTTCCAGTTTTACTACTTTGAACTCCTCCAAGAGTAACATTAGCGTATCCTGTTGCACTTCTATTAATTCTTAAACCTTCATTATAACTATTGTTATTATTATAAGAAGGCTCAATAAGCAAATGTCCATTTACTGTTAATAAATTATTTGCGCTTGCTGCAGCTGTATCGCCAAATTTAAAACCAGAACTGCTTAAATTGACATATTTACCGCCATCACCGATCTAAAAAGTTCCATCTGTTCTTAAAACACCAGTATTTTGATAAATACCTTTAGATCCGTATGAACGAATCCAATTCGCGTCAGTCATATACCAACCGCCGCCATATGATTCATTATACCAACCAGTTGAGCCAACTGTTCTAATCCATGAATTGATTATAGCAGTTGCGGCACTAAAATCATAAGCATTATTTATATATCCTCCGACTCTTACTTTTGGAGCAATGAATTGAGTACCAGCCTAATTACCAACAAGGGTTAGGCTATCTGGAGGAGCTACACTATCATAATCTGTATATATAAGTTGTGCACTTTGGCTTCCATTAACATTTTTAAAAGTAATACGAGGATTAGCAGAATCATATGCATTACTATTACTTGTCTATCTCTATAGAATTAATTCCTATAGAGTCTGACTATCCCCATATATACTTTGTACATATAAATTTTTCCATCTTAAATCAGATGTTCCTAAGCTATAAGTATTTGTTGTTATTGGAATTGTATCATTTGTAATTCGAAATGCTTCAAAATTATTACTAACAACATCTCCAATAAAACGAGAAGGACCCATAACTATTAAATCTTTTAATTGAGCCATTTAATCGTTATCCTCCTTTTTCTCAATATTCATAAAAACTTTGACAGCCAATGTCTAAATTTCTTTTCGCATTAGCTAAATTTAAATTTTCTTCTATCACTTGCCCAGGTTTAATTTGTCCCTATTTATTTATTGAAACTTTAGGTTTTAAAGTGATATCATACATTCGTAAATTATTTATATATAAATCAGTACCTAATGTTCCAGTACTGGTATAATTAAAACCAAATTTAAAATCTCGATAAGAAGGATATATATTTCCTTGAATAAAATTACTATAAGCAGAAGTACAAGTTTTATATACATCATCATTTATAGTCCATTGATAAAAAAAATATCTCCAATTATCAGATTCAAAATTAGCAGTTGGAGCGTTGTGAATAACATTTGAAGGAGATGGCATTAATCCGCCTCCACCCCAACCACAATTGTTACTCCAACTTGCTTCTACTGCATTACTTGTTTGCCCTTTTACATTAAAACCAATAATATAAGTATGACCTTTTATAAAAGAAGGAGTCATAAATCTTAATACAAGACCTCCCCACATTGTATTCCCATTATTTGCAGTAGTTAAATTAGGTGGTCGATAAATCCTATATCCGTCATCTGTTAAAGTTACCTAACAATTTGCCTATGTATAAGAAGCTAAGTTACCTTGAAATTTTTTTAATAAGATTCCTTCCTAAGCAGTAAAAATCATATTCTCCATTATTCTATTAACTCCCTTCCATACATATTTCCATTTTTATCTACTGTTGTAGATATATTATATAACTCTTTTACTTGTTTATCTGTTAAAGCAGTTACATAAGCTCTTACATCACATATTTCTCCAAAAAAAGGATTTCCATTTGAAGAATTTCTTGCTCCTACCCAAAAACCAGTAGCTGCGCTCCAATAATCATTAGAAGTTGGAGTTAACTATACTCCATTGCAATAAATATTTCTTTCTCCAGAATCTCCAGTTTTTACTACTACAAAATGATTCCAATCATTTTCTTTATATGAATCTCCTAAAATACATTTACTTCCAGTTCCTCTTGTTGTACCAAAAACTCCTATAATAGTTCCATTATAAAAACTAATAGTCAAAGCTGAAGCAGAATCAGATACCATCTATTGAGATGTTGATTTATTTTTAGAAGTTCGTGCCCAACAAGATAGAGTTTTTATTTCAGGACCTAAAGTAGTTCTTTCTATTCTAGTAGCACCATCAAAAGAAGTACTTATACTATATTTTGCAGTATCTGAGTTAAGAGATAAAGCTCCATTTACAATACCATTATTTCCATATCCAGAAGAATCATAAATAATATTAGAATGCATTCTTTCTCCATATCCAGTAGCATGATCATTTACTTCTAATTGAATATTTGCATAAAGAAAATAATAATTAGAATTTGAAGTATAACGAGGTCCATTTATACAATATCCCCATTGAGCATCTTCTGAAGTTGTACCCTAAAAAGTAACTTCCACATGATTCCACTCTCCTGGCTATACTAAAATACTATTACTGGAATTAGTATAAACACCGCTTTTAATGCCTTGACTATTTGTTGTTTTCCATGTTGCTGTTCCACTTCCATTTCCTAATTTATATATATTTAACCATGTTGTAGTAGGAACTGTTGTGTAATAATCAAAGCTTAAAGTTTTATAAGCTGGTGATTTTGTTCCATTAGAAGTAAATAAATTAGAAAAATAAGCATAAGGCTATGATGTTTGATCATCTGTTAAAGTATATACTTTTGTACAATATTTCCCCTAAAAATATCCATTTACTTTTCCAAGATTTGAAGTTTCATTATAACCATATTTAGAGATAGGAGAATTATAAGCAGTATTAGTAATTTCACTAGTTAAAAATGATGATGATTCAACATAAGGATCATCTAACTTATAATGAAGAATTAATCCTTTTGAGATTTCTTCGACTTCTTTTACAGAAAGACAATGATCATATATTCTAAGATCCTGAATTCCGCCTCTAGTTGTTGATTCTCCTATCCATCCAACTCCAGTTAAAGATCCTCCTCCTAAATTAGAAGTATGTATCTATTTTAATATTCCATCATAATAAGAACAAATTTTATCTGGAGATATAGTCACACAAATATGATGCCATTTATTTTGCTCTGTTGCAGTATTATATGTATAAGATCCATTTATAATAGCATTTGTTGCATTATCATGCCAATGAATTCCACCATAAGCTGTATTACCATAGCCCGTTTCAAAACGAAAATATCCAATAGTACCAGAAGTGCTTTTATCTGTTAAACTAAAAACATCCATCCAATTTGCTGTAGAATCTGAATTTGGTTCTATCATTCCCCAAAAACAAACTGAAAAATATTTTATTCCATTTAATTCAGGACAAGTAAAAGAAATTCTTGAAGAAAGATTTAAAGCAGAACCTCCAATTTTACCAGAAGTTTTCCATGTTGGAGTCCCTGTCATATTAATTTTACTTAATCCCTAATTATTTAAATCCCCTTTAAGGGGTAACCAAACTTGTAAAGCCATTCTTAGTTACCCCCTTTATTATACAAAAACAAAATTAAGAGTGTCAAGCGTCTCATCATACTGGAGAGAAACACCCTCATCTGTTTTATTATTATCTATTCGTATCGTTTTTGCTGATAAATTCTTTGCTACTGAAATACCACCTGATGTTACTATAGAAG